GTTTAGAGGTAGAGAAACTTGATGTTAAAGGTTTAGATATTGTTCGTAGTTCGTTTCCACCAGCATTTCGTGACTTCATGACTAAGGTTCTAAAAGCTATCCTTGCTAAAGTTCCCAAAGAAAAGATAGACGAGTTTATTCTGAACTTCAAGAATAATCTAAAGAATGAAGAGTTAGATAAGATTGCTCTTCCAACAGGTGTCAAGGGATTGAATAAATACATGGATAAATCAAAAGGTGGTTTTCAGAGTAAGACAATGTTTACACCGATGAAGAAAGGAGCGCCAGTTCACACGAAAGCCTCTGTTATCTATAATGACCTACTGAAACATTTCAAGGCTAACAACCATGAACCTATATCAAATGGTAACAAGGTTCGTTGGGTTTATCTAAAACAGAATCCATTCAACATCGATGGTCTGGCTTACAAAGGTTATGACGATCCTAAACAAATCATAGATTTCATTAATCAGTATGTTGACCGAGACAAGTTGTTTGATAAAGCTCTTAGTAAAAAGATAAAGATGTTTTATGATGCTATGACTTGGGATATGCCAGTAGAAAAGAAAAATACAATTGAAAAGTTTTTTTAACTTGACTTTTAGTCAAATATTTCGTAAATTAATATATAATATGGAGAATAACAATAATGAATAAAATCACACTAGATACCTTTATCCAAAAGTACAATCTTGGTGGTAGTATAAATTCAGTAAAGTGGGAGTCAAACGGCGATACACTTTCTACTCGTTTTATATCACCAGACAAAAGTCTTTTGGGTGAATTATCACTTAGTAAACAATCACTTCCTAACTTTGAGGTAGGTGTTTATGACACACCACTTCTTTCTAAGATGTTAGGTACTCTTGCTGATAAGATTGATTTCAATGTAATTAAATCACCAACTGATGAAGAACAGGCAGTAGCATTCGGATTTTCTGATGGTAAGATATCTGTAAGTTATGTACTTGCTGCTCTTGGTGTTATTCCTGATGTGCCAGAACTAAAGAATGTACCTGAGTTTGATACACTTATTAATATTGATACTCAGTTCATCAATTCTTTTATTCGTGGTAAAGGTGCTTTATCCGATGTAGAACATTTTTCTATTCAACCAGCAGATGGTGGTGTAGAGTTCGTTATCGGTTTTAGTGACATCAACTCAAATCGTATCAGTATCAAAGTTCAGAGTGGTGCTGTAAGGTTAACTGAACCAATCGTCTTCAACGCTAACTTATTTAAGGAAGTTCTAAATGCGAACAAAGAATGTTCAAAGGCAGTTCTTCAAGTTAGTGCTAGTGGTCTTGCTCATCTTGAGTTCAAGATAGACGACTTCAATGTTAAATATTACTTAGTATCACAGCAGGTATAGTATGAGTTCACATGGATTATGGGTGGAACGATATCGTCCATCGACATTAGACACATATGTTGGTAATGAAACTCTTAAGACAAAAGTCGAGAGGTTCATCGAGGAACAGAATGTTCCACACCTATTATTGTATGGTAGAGCCGGTGGGGGTAAAACTACCCTTGCCAAGATTATCGTAAATGCTATTGAATGTGACTATCTCTATATTAATGCTTCGGATGAACGGAATATCGATTTGGTTAGAGATAAACTTAAGAACTTTGCTTCTTCTGTTGGTTTCAAACCAAA